AATGACATCAAGCATTCTGATGCCTAAGACTGGTGGAATTATTCAATAAACTGCTTTACTTTTATGTAAAAGTATGATACAATAGTTGTATAAAATGGAATAAAGGAATTATTAATAATGAGAACTGAGGGTGGTATAGATTGGTACGCTAAATGGATTGCGACTGCAATCATTATTGCCGCTGTTATTTGTAGAAGTTTACCTGAAGTTTCAAAGTTTTATGATGTAGGATTATCTTTACTTGGAACGATTCTTTGGTTTTATGTTGGTATTCTATGGAAAGACAGGGCTCTTATCACCCTCAACTCAATATTAATGTTCATTCTCTTTGTAGGTTTTCTGGAGTATATTATATGACAATGCACCTCGTTCGTGGTATGACTACCCTTTCATCTCTTAAACGCAAGTCCACAAAAAAGACTGCGGCAGTTCTTGAAGAAGAACGCAAGACGGCAAAACTCCTCAAGTCGCTTGGTTATGTGAAAAGTGGTAAGAAAGTTAGGGTCACTGACTTTCCTGATTATACTGTGTCCGAGACTGTGCCCACCAGCGATCTCATTATGAAGGTAGAAGGTAAGCGCAAAGCAAACCAATATACTGGTAATGAGATCGCTGGGATTGGAACTCTACATAAATCAAATAGCGTACCAATCCGTAAAGATAGTAATGATGCGAAAGAAATCGCAAGAATGAGAAGAGGTTAATTATGGCAAATCATGTACACTTTCATATCCATTTTAATGAGATCAACACTGAGGCAAAGGATAAACTGAGGGAGATGTTATCTCGAATCCGAAAGGATAATGGGTATGGGTATCAGTGGTTCGCTGATATGTTTGTTTCGGGTGACCTTACTTACGAGATGACAGAAAAGTATGAATGGACTATAACTAATATTGGCCCAAAATGGTGTTACATCGAGGACATAGAAGTTGATGTCGGTTCAATTGATACTTACATTAATGGTTATTCCGCATGGGTTCCACCTTTAGATGGTCTTCATAAGGTTTTATCTATCTTAGAACAATTTGATCCAAATATAATTGCTACAATCGACTATGACGATGAAGGATTAAATTTTGTCGGTGCTGCGGTCTACAAAGGTTCTGAGCAAGTAGATATCTATGAAGATGAATATAGCGATTTGATTGCTGGGGTTATCGAGACGACCGAAGGTTTGTCTAAAGAATCTTGGAATGAAGAAGAAGGCGAATGGGTCGATCAAGAGGCAAATGACCTATGGGATGAGAACGTTTACGAATATGTCAGCGATTCTCAATATAATTTTATCTCTGAAACTCTAGATTATTTAAAAGAAAATCCTAACTAACTGTTTTTATTATATTTTTTGTTGACGATTTTGCTTTACTTTTGTGAAAAAGTATGATACAATAGTTGTATAATAAAGGTTTAGGTAAAGAGGAGTTATCAAATGCCACAAATTTTTTCAGTTTTCCAGATCGTTATTGATAAAGACCTTAGGGATCTTATCAACAAAGAAGGTCATGATTGTCATGTAAAGAGCAAGGCTCGCATTGAAGCAATGCTGGAGGGCGATGTGCGTCTTGGTGTAATGCATGATTGTTACACTAAGGTAGCAGAAGTTGTTGCTGATGATTTGAATCATGTCTTTGAAGTTGGAAACATTGGTCCTGAGGATCGTATTACACGCCTTGAAAAAATGACTAGCATCAGTGTCGGAGACATCATTGCAGATGCAGATGGTAACTGTAGTGTTGTTGCTAGTTTTGGATTTACTCCACTTGCACAGTCATTCAACAAAATGGTATTGAAGGAGACAGTATAATGGCGATTCCTAGAGCAAAAAAGAAAAAGGTTATTCGTAGTAGAACTAGGACTGGCGTCGCCGCTGCTCCTACGGATAAAGGTTATGGTGCAACAAAATACTACTTTCATAATGAAGTAGATAAGAAAGATTATTCATCTTGCGTCAAGACCTATGTCAAAGGTAACTATAAGAAGGATGATGCAAAGGCGATTGAAGCAAATCCTGAATATAAGTTTACTATGTACAGTCACTATGCGTGTATTGCTTTTTGGTTAAATTCTGGATTAGAAAAAACTGAAGAAGTTGTTTACTGGGAAGAATCATTGAAGAAGCACCTTGACGTACTACTTGAAAAAGGTCGCGGAATCTTAACTGAAAAACTTCTTGCTTCAAAAGATTCAGATAAGATCATTTCCCTTACTCCACAACAGAGACTTGCTAATAAGATTAGTAACACTATCATGCAAGACCTGATGGATTTAGAGGATTTATGGATGAATGGTGAGGATGGCGATATTGACCTTTACTCACTATTTAAGAAACACGGACTCGCAGGATCGTCAGTTGCTCCTGTTCGTGATATAATTGAGGGTTGGTTGTTAGATTATGAAGACGCTTATCTCAAGCGTTGTGATCAAGCAGTGGAAGGTTATTCCCACTTGACTAAGACCAAACTCAAGAAGCGTGTCAACCTTTGCAAAGAAATGCTAAGTGATCTTGACCGCATAAAATCTGCTGCACGAGCGACTCGTGCTGTGAAAGTGAAGCAACCTCGTGCAGCAGACAAACAAATTTCTAAGATGAAATATAAGAAGGAGGATCCGGAGTTTAAATTAGTATCCATTCCTCCTGTTAAGATAATCGGTAGTGTTAGACTCTATGCGTTTAATACAAAAACTCGTACTCTGCAGGAGTATGTTACCGAAAGTCCAAAGGGATTTGAGGTGAAGGGAACTACGATATTAAACTTTGATAAAGTCAGTAGTCGCTCAATTAAACTTCGTAAACCCGATGAAGTCTTACCGATTATCCTTACCAAGAGTTCTACTCAAATCAGAAAAGAGTGGGATAAACTTAAGACTAAAGTGAAAATTCCTAACGGAAGAATCAATAGTGATACCATTTTGTTGAGGGTTATGGATAAATGAGTATAGAAGATCAGTTTCTAAATAAGAGTAGATTCACTAAGTTAATTGAATCTGCAGTAACAGATTTAAAAATTTCTTACATGGATGCTATCCTGCATGTATGTGAGAAAAACAATATTGAGCCGGAAGATGTGAGTAAGTTCATCTCTCCGATCATAAAGGGTAAGGTTGAGGCAGAAGCAATGAACCTCAATTTCTTACCAAAATTAAGTTCTTTTGACTCGGCATTTTTTGAATAAAACCGATATAAATAACTTTACATTTCAGCGTACATATAGTACAATATACAAACATACTTCAGTTATACAAAGGATAAAATAACTATGTCATTCGAAGCACTAAAGCGTAACCGCACAGATATCTCTAAACTCGTTCAAGCCGCAGAATCACTTGGCGGTAGTGCGGATAAAAAACCAGGGGATGATGATCGACTCTGGAAACCTACAGTAGATAAAGCAGGAAATGGATATGCAGTACTCAGATTCCTCCCAGCAAAAGAGGGTGAAGACCTTCCTTGGGCACGATACTGGGATCATGGATTCAAAGGACCAACCGGTCTTTGGTATATCGAAAACAGCCTTACATCTGTTGGTCAAGCTGATCCAGTCGGTGAACTCAACTCACGACTCTGGAACTCAGGTCATGAAGAAGATAAAGAAACCGCTCGTAAACAAAAGCGTCGACTCCACTATGTAGTCAATGCTGTTGTTATGGAAGACCCTTCTGCACCACATAACGTTGGTCGTGTCGTTCTATATAAGTTCGGTAAGAAAATCTTTGATAAGATCATGGACGTTATGCAACCATCATTTGCTGATGAAAAAGCAATCAACCCATTTGATATGTGGGAAGGTGCTGACTTCAAGTTGAAGATTCGTCAAGTAGAAGGTTATCGTAACTACGACAAGTCTGAGTTTGCTAGTCCAACTGCACTATATGACGGTGACGAAGGTAAACTTGAGCAAGTCTATAATTCTGCTCATTCCCTTTCAGAGTTTACAGACCCTAAGAACTATAAATCATATGATGAACTGAAAGCCAAGTTGGCACGAGTTCTGGGTGAGGAAGTTTCTATGGGCGCACCTACTATGAAGCAGGAAATGCAGATGAATACTCCGACCCCTGCCCCACAACCACGTGCGGCAGAACCCGTCACCGCTGAAGAAGTAAACCTTCAGGATGATGACGATACAATGTCATACTTTGCTAAATTGGCAAATGACGACTAAGGAGAAGTCGGCATATCATTAATGTAGCGGCGGGTTGAGTCTGAAGGATTTAATCCGCCGCCAACATATGCAGTACTTGAAGGTGCGTTAACAACGTCACCAATCTGTCCAATGCTAGTCGCAGCAACCATTCCTGCTGATTTTTGTTGAGCGGCAACTTCTTCACTGAGTGTCTGTCCGGTATTAATAGGTTTCGCTGCCAGACCTTTACGCTGCCTGTCAACTCCATCCCTCATTCTAGCATCTTCTATTTCTTTTGCTGCAAGTCTTTCAGTATCAGTTTGACCTTCGTCAAACTTAAATGATCTCAATTTTTTTGCTACTTTTCCGGTTCCTGGAATAATACTATCATCTAGGAATCCGGCAATGCCATCAATTATAGAATTTATCGCTCTCTTTAGAATTTCAATTGGACTCATTACCAGATTATGGATTAAATCAGTAAAGTTAAAACTATCAAGTTGTTTCTCTGCATCTTTGAACCCAAACTTACCAATGATCCATGATACTGCACTCTTAATCAAATCAAGTGGTGCGCCGATCAATCCTTTTAATAGTCCAGCAATACCACCCTTCAGTCCAGCAAGCAACTTTGCACCTATAGTACCATCTTCATTTACATATCCGGAGAATGCCCCAGTCACGGAGTCGATGATTCCCATTATAACTGTAATTGGCCATGCAAGTCTTCCGATTACTTTTCCTACCGATGCTAGAGTTTTCATGAAAACGCTTCCTTCACCTAAGAAACTAAAGGCACTCTTAAGACCTGAAAACATTTTACCAAAGAAACTATCTTCTCCGATACTAAATAGATTTTTGATTGGTTGAATAAATTTATTCAATGCATCACCGATGACCTTAAAGTCTTCTGCTGCTTCAGCCGTTTTGAAAGAACTGAATAGAAAATTGATCGGTGCCATGATTGCAGTTTTAAGACCTGCGCCTATTTTTGCTGCAAGGGTGCCG